TAAATTATCTAATAAATAATATAAAATAGGTTTCCCAAATAAATTAATAAAAGCTTTTGGTAAATTATATCCATTCTTAGAAAATCTTTCTCCTATACCGCCTAATGGAATTAATAATATCATTATAAAATATATAATAGTATTATTTAATAATATGAACAAATATTATTTAATAGGTTTAATTAAAAATTTATTATATAATTTTATTATTATATATGATTAATATTAATAATATTTTTAATTATTGTGATAATTCAAATGAATGTAGAGATGTTTTATTTTTAATTGGAAAATCTTATGGTAATTCTATGTTAAATATAGCAATTAATAATAGTAACAATTATATTTATAAATACTCTAATGAATGGTTATATCTAATTAATAATTATTATCCAGAATCTTCTTATTATAATGAATTAATTAGTTTATATAATTTTATTATTAATAAAAAAAATATACTTATTATTAATGAAAATGTAATATCATTTATAACATCATTTTCATTAGGAACTGTTCATGGATATAGTGGATTATTTTATATAATAAATGAATATTTAAAAAATATAGATAAATTTGCGAATCATAAAATAATTATTTATAAAAATAGTCAAAATGGAATATTAAATATTATACAACATTTAATAAATAGAGGAGCTATAAATAAAAAGAATATTATTTTTATAGAAAAAAATGTTATTTATCATTTTACTTCAATATTTTTTATACCAAATAAATATCATATATTTGATATTGAATTAGGAAATGAAGTATCAAATATTATAAATAAATATATAACTCCTGATTTAAATAATTTAGAATATATGAAATCATTAAATTTACCTGATAAATTAGAAAAAATATTAATAATTAAAGGAAATAATTCTATTAATTTAACATCAGATGGAATATTTTTAAATACACATATAAATAATTTTAAAAATAAATGGGATTTAACTCATATTGAACCAGGATTTATTCATGAAATTCATACTATTCATATAATTCAAAAATGTTCCATATTTGTAGTTTCTTGGGGAACAAGTTTTATGAAAAATTTTATTTATATTTCAGATAATTGTAAAAAAATTATTGTATTAATTTTAGAAAATTCTAATTTTCATAAACAATATAATAATTCTATTAATAATTTAATTAAAAAATTTAAAAATGCTGATATTATTTATAAAATTATAAATAATGAATTAAATTTTAATTTATATGATTAATTAATATTATTAATATTGATATTATTATAATAATTATATATATATATATAATGAACATTATTATTCCTTTAGGAGGAAAAGGAGAACGATTTAAAAATCAAGGATATTTATTACCTAAACCATTAATTAAAGTTTTTGAAAAGGAAATATTATTTTATACATTAGATAATTTAGTTATTGAAAAAGATGATAATATATTTATTATATATAATAATGAATTAGATGAGTATAATTTTAACAATATTATTAAAAATAAATATCCATTTATTCATCTTATTAAATTGGAAAAAGATACAAGTGGGGCTACTGAAACAATTTATATAGGACTTGATTATATTATCAAAAATAAGAATACTATTTATAATAATATTAATATTCATTTAAAAACGATATTAATAGATGGCGATGCATTTTATACAGAAAATATATTAGATTATTTTCGAAATATAAATGAAGAACATAATGCTGTATTTTATATTAAAAATGAAGAAATTAATCCCATATATTCTTATATAAAAATAGATAATGAAAATCAAATAATTGATATACAAGAAAAAAATAAAATTAGTGATAATGCTAATACTGGAGCTTATGCATTTAGTGATATAAATAATTTATATAAATATGCTAAATATATAATTGATAATTATATAACTTTTAAAAATGAACCTTATATTTCTTGCATTATTAATGAAATGATTAAAAAAGATGAATATTTTAAAGGAATTGAATTGAAAGAAGAATTTTTTTTTGTTTTAGGAACACCATTACAAGTTAATAATTTTATAGAAAAAACACATGTTTTTTTATTTGATTTAGATGGAACATTAGTTTTAACAGATGATATTTATTATATGATATGGTATGATATATTAATTAAATACAATATTTATTTAGAAAAAGATATATTTAATAATTATATACAAGGAAATAATGATATAAATGTTATAAATAAACTTATTCCAAATCTAAATATTAATATAAATGATATTTCATTAATGAAAGAAAGATTATTTAACCTAAATATAGATAAAATTAAAATTATAGATGATCTATTAATTTTTTGAAAATTATTAAAAAATATGGACATAAAATTGTCATTGTGACTAACTGTAATCGAATTAATGCTGAAAAAATAATTGAAAAAATAAATATTCAGTATTTAATAGATGATTTAATTATTGGTAATGAATGTGAAAGGTCAAAGCCTTATCCAGATCCTTATATAAAAGGGTGTCAATTATTTAATAAAAAGTCATCACAAGTTTTTATATTTGAAGATTCTAAATCTGGAATATTAAGTGGAAGAAGTATAAATCCAAAATGTTTAATAGGTATTCAAACAATATTTAATAAAGAAGAGTTAAATAAATTAGGTGTTAATATTTCAATAAATAATTATAATGAAATATGTTATACAGATTTAATGAATTATGCTCCTAATTTTTATGATAATATTAAAAAATATATTAAAAATACTTTAAATAAAAATAATGATAATAATAATATTAATAATGATAATAATACAATAAAAAACATTATTATTTTTAATGAAAAATTAAAAGGAGGTTATATTTCAGATGTATTGAAAATAGAAATTATTTATGTAAATAATGATAAATTAAATTGTATTATAAAATTAGAAAATAATAATGAAACAAATTTATCAAAAATGGCTAAAAAATTAGGATTATATGAACGAGAATATTATTTTTATGAAAGTATATCTAAATATGTAAATATTAACATACCTAAATTTTATGGATTAATTAAAGATGATAATTTAAATAATATAGGAGTTTTAATGGAAGATTTGAATAAAGATAATTTTGAAATAAATTTAAATTTAAATATAGAAAATATTGATATTTCTTTAAAAATTATTGAAAGTTGTGCATTATTACATAGTTATTTTTGGAATAAAGATTTAAAAAATATATTCCCAAATTTAATTAAAAATAATAATAAAATGTTTAATCCTATTTGGACTGATTATATACAAAATAATTGGAAAGTTTTTAAAAATAAATGGTCACATTTATTAACAAATAATCAATTAGACATAGGTTATAAAATAGTCACTAATTTTTCAAAAATTCAAGAGGAATTAAGTAATACAAATTTAACTTTATGTCATGGAGATATTAAATCACCTAATATTTTTTATAAAAAAATAAATAATAAAGATTATGTGCCGTATTTTATAGATTGGCAATATATATCACATGGCAAAGGAATACAAGATATTGTATTTTTAATGATTGAAAGTTTTGACATGGATAAAATTGATTTATATATACCTATATTTAAGAATTATTATTATCTAAAATTATTAGAAAATGGTGTTAAAAATTATAGTATGGTAGATTATGAAAAAGATTTTATAAATTCTATTTGTTATTATCCATTTTTTGTTGCTATATGGTTTGGAATAACTGATAAAGAAGATTTAATTGATAAAAATTTTCCTTTCTTCTTTATACAAAAATTATTTAATTTTATTAATAAATTTGTACCTATTACTTTTTTTAATTAATTTTTTTATTAAGTTTATTATTTATTTTTTAATGTTTATTTTTAATTAAAGTTTTATTATAATATGCTATTTTCATTATAAATATAATATTATATATTATATTTATAATGAAAATAGCATTTATTATACCAATATATCCAAAACATTATTATTATATATATAATTTAATTGATTTAATATTTCAAAATAATATTATTATTGATATATATTTAGTTTTTTCAAATGAAAATGATTATAATGTATTTGATAAAAAAGATAAAATTAAAAAAATAATTATTCCACAAATAAAAACTTTTAATATTGTGACTTATAAAAAATTTTTTGCTTTAGAAACATTAAAAAATGATATAAATTATGATTATTTTATAGTATGCGATGCAGAAACAACTATAATACCTGAAAATTTTACAGAAATAAATATATTAAATAAAATATTAAAAATATATGAAAATAAAATTATTTATGCAGGAGAAACAAATTGTAAAAAAATGAAAGATATAATAAAATCTTCGACTACTTTAATTTATAATGGTAATCAATTAAAAAATATTACAAAAAAATATACTTTATATTTTTGGTGGTCAGATTTACCAGTATATAAACGAGAACATTTAACTGATTTTTTTTATAAAATTAATTATAGTAATATTAATTGGAATCATTTTGATCATAAAGTTTATTTAAGTTATTTAGTTTTATATCATAATTTTAATATTATTAATTTAACAGAAATAATAGGAATTAATTGGTCATTAGAATCATATAATACAGATAATATTGATAATTTAAATTTACTTAAATTAAATAATTATGGATTTTCATATATAACAACTAATTTTTATAGGAATCATATAAATTTTTTTATGAATGAAGGTACTTTTTTATTATATCATTTAGATAGATAAGTTTTTTGAATTTAATAAATTAAATTATTAGATTAATATATATATGTTTAATAATGATAAATATTTTATTTGGAATGAATCAAGATTTAACTGTATTAATAAATATATTAATAATAGTTTTTTTACAAATAAAAATGTATTAGAAGTAGGATGTGGTTTTGGAGATAATGGTAATAATTTTACGAAATTAAATTGTAATGTCACTTCAACAGATATTAGAAAAAATTTTATTGATATTGGTAAGCAAAAATATCCTCATATTAATTTTAATATATTTGATGCAGAAAATGAAAAAATTAATAAGTTTTATGATATAATAGTAGATTATAGTTTATCAAATCATTTAAAAAATTTTGATTTACATTTAATTGATGTTTGTAAAAATTGTAATTATTTATTTTTAGAATTGGAAGTATCTGATGCATTATATGATGATTTTATTATAACTAATGAAGAATATGGTGAAGATCAATCTTTTTATAAAATTGGTAGTAAACCATCGGAAAATTATGTTGATAGAATATTATCTGAAAATAATTTTAATTTTAAAGTTATAAAAGATTCCATATTAAATACAAATGATCATAAATATGATTGGTGTATTAAAAATACTAATAAATATAATCCATCACAAAATAGATATTGGATATGTTGGAAAAATAATATAGAATGTCCTATAAAAAATGAATTTATTGAAGAAGTAAGCATTATTTTACAAGGAAGAATAAATAAAAAGATTAATTTAGAAAAAACAATAAGTTTATATCAAAATCATGGAACAGTAATATTATCATTATATAGAGATTTAGAAGATATAAATTATATAAATCATTTATTAAAAAAATTTCCAAATATACAAATTGTTAATAATAGTTATTTTGGATATATAAATGAATTAAAAGGGAAAAATATGTTTCGAAATATTTCTTATTTAGATAATTGTTATTATCAAATAAAAACAACTTTAATAGCTTTTAGAAAAGTAATTTCAAAATATGTTATTAAATCAAGATTAGATCATTATTATAGTTCAATAGGTGATTTTATTAAATGGGGGATAGATCAAAAAAAAATAATATCTTCATCCGTTTTTGTAAGAGGTGTAAATTATATAAGATATCATTTAAGTGATCATATATTTGGAGGAAAAAAAGATGAAATATATAAAATTTTTAAGTTAGCATTGGAAAATTATACACCAGGATGCCCTGAAGTAAATATTTGGAAGCCATATATTTTTTATTTAGCATCATTTGAAAATATTAATTTAGATCATTTAGATAATTTATCTTATGCTAAATGGATGGCTAAAAAATTTTATATTTACTGCATAAATCGTCATTTTGAATATAAATTACCTTATGCAAGTAATATTGTCACTAAACTAAATGACAATGATAAAACAAAAACAGATTCATTAGATTATTTTTTAAATGGTTGTGATTGTTAATAATGATAAAATTAATTATATAATTAAATTAAAATGTAAATTATATATATATATATATATATAATGAAAATTGGCATTATTGGAAATGGATTTGTTGGAAAAGCAACAAATATATTAGCAAATGAAGAAGTTGAACTTATTATATATGATATAAATCCTGATTTATGTATTCCTTTGGGAACAACATTACAAGATTTATGTCTTGTAGATATAATATTTATTTCTGTTCCAACACCTATGAATAAAGATGGAAGTTGTCATATTGGAATATTAGAATCTGTTATTCAAAATATAAAAGAAATTATTTCATTAGATGAAAAATTGGTTGT